AGAGAAGAGTTCTATATACCGTAAAGGTACTCCAATGCATGTTCGTGGTTCCTTGATGTATAACCATTTCCTTAAAGAAAAAGGACTTGATAAGAAGTTTGAGACGATTCAAGGTGGAGATAAGGTCAAACTATTATATCTGAAAGTACCTAATCCGATTCGTGAAAACGCAATATCGGTTCCAGGCCTTTTACCCAAACAACTTGGACTACATGATTACATTGATACTGAACTTCAGTTTGATAAAGTGTTCCTTAGTCCTATTCAATCAATTCTTGATGCGGTCGGATGGTCAGCTGAAAAGGTAAATACGATTGAAGATTTTTTCAGTTAAACTATTGACATTTAAATTAAACTGTGTTATAATAAACACTATTACAGGAGAAACGCAATGAGCGATGTACAAATTGTAAGACTATCAACCGGAGAAGAGGTTGTAGCAAAAGTGGTATATGATAAAGGATTCTATACATTAACAGATGGAATCTTGTTAGTACCAGCAGGTGAAGGTAAAATTGGAATGGTTCCTTTCGTACCTTATGCCTCAAGAAAACCAATTGCTGTATCTGAACAACACGTTATGTTCGTGGCTGAACCACAAGACGAGTTGAAAAAGCAGGTACTTGAAGCAACAACAGGGATAGCTCTACCAGATAGTGGTGGACTAAAACTAGTATGATAAAGATTTACGGTAAAGACAATTGCGCTTATTGTAAAATGGCAAAACAACTTTGTGAATCTAAAGGTGCTGAATATCAGTACATGCATTTAGGTCTTGATTATTCTCAAGACGAATTTTTTGAAATTTTTCCAACCGCAAGAACTTTTCCTCAGATTATTAAAGACGAAGAAAAGATCGGTGGTTTCGACCAATTAAGGGAATTACTATGAAGAACGTTTTATTAACAACTGCTCTATTAGGAATGACATCAGTCGCAATGGCTGAAGATCGTTTTGCTGATATCAGACCAATTATGAATACTTGTGCTGCCTGTCATGGACCACAAGGACAAGGTGGTATAGGTCCTAAATTACAAGGACAATCTGCTGATGATATTATTGGTAAGTTATTAAAATATAAAGCAGGAGAACAAGTTGGTCCTCAATCTATGTTGATGTGGGGAACAGCAAAAGGTTTAACCGAAGGACAAATTGGTGCTATCGGTGTATATATTTCACAAGGATATCCAAATGAGTAAAGACTGGGTAAAAGACATTAATGAAATGCAAGCCAAATATAAAACACATGATTGGATGCAGACAGCAGATATAAATCAGTTGAAGGCGTTCTTGCGTTTTCGAGTTGACTTCCTACAAGAAGAACTTGAAGAAACAAGATCAGCCCAAAAAGTTATCGACTCCGAAGAAATCGTAGATGGTTTAGTTGACCTTTGTGTAGTGGCAATCGGTACTCTTGATGCCTTCGGAGTCGATCCTTATAAAGCTTGGGACGAAGTTCTTAAAGCAAATATGGCCAAAGAACCTGGAGTAAAGGAAGGAAGGCCAAACCCATTAGGATTACCTGATCTAATGAAACCTGAAGGATGGACAGCTCCATCTCACGAAGGTAATCACGGTATCCTACCAACATTGAAAGGAGAATAAAATGGCAATTAGAGAAATATTAGTCAACGCACTAATTACAAAATACGAAGCAGCCATTGCAGAACATACAGCAAACATTGCGGTATTTTTAGAGAATGGAGTTGGAGTAGCAGAACATCCTGGTACAGTTGAAACTCTTGATGCTGAAGTCGCAAAACTTGCCGAAGCCGAAGATAAATTGGCAACAGTAAGAACGTTTGTAATACCTGCGGCACCAAAAGTCGTATAAATTATTGATACCATTAGGTTTTCCTTATATATAATATTACAATGTTACATTTATGTAACATGTAGGTAACAAGTAGGAAACACAATGCAATACATTATACAGCAATACAATACGTTTCATATATTCATGAAACAAAACAGAATTCAGAATGTTTGGAGAAAAGTTCTCTAAAAAACTATTGACATTCTTTATGAATTAGATTATAATATATCTGTAAATTAAAAAAGACTTTTATATTATGCAAATGGAAATCTTCAATACTGACCTATCTCTCGATGGGTCTTTATTAAAAGAACATATAACCAAAATGACATTTATCGGTACTCTCCAAATTGACGGAGACCGACTTTCTTATGTCAGATCACCACACCTTAGAGCCAAAGACCTAAACAATGATTTAGTATATTATATGGTATGTAAAGGTCAACTTATGAAGATAGGTAAAGCTGGTGGTAAAACGGCATGGAATGGTAGAGTAGGAATGTATAAGAATGGTATTACTCCACGAGGAGATGGTACTAACGCAAGGATCTTTCGTATTATGGAAGAACGTGGTTTGATGAAAGAAACAATTCATGTCTTTGGAATCTATACACCACCTACGGTCATTGATGTTGTCTGTCCTCTTACAGGTAAAGTTACTAAAGAAGAAGTACAGGTTCATGGTAATGTTGAGAGATCACTTACCGCACAATTCCTTGAAGAAGGATATGAATTACCATTCAGCAATCAATTACAATAACTATTGACATTCTATTAGAACTTTGTTATAATAGATTTTTTATTATGGAGTAAACTATGTCGAAACAGACAAACCCAGTTTCGGTTGATGTACTACAAGAGTGCGTTGACCTTCAGTTGAGAAAGTCTCGTGATTATCAAAATCCGAACTCAACTGTTCAACAAGCTGACTACTATCCTAACGGAATTACAACCATTCATGATATCATGCATGCAAAAATGCTACGTATGAAATCTGTAATGGAAGCAATGCAGTCAGATGATTATGATCCTAACTTTGAATCCCTTGAAGATTCAGCAAAAGATTTAATTAACTATTCAAGTTTCTTTGTCTCTTACTGTCGTAAAGGTATTAAAGGTCAGGATTCAACTAAAGATGTATTTAACAGGAGTACTAAATAATGAGCAATGTGATATTACCGTCAAGTGACGCAGACAAAAAACGAATCCGTGGTTGCATGGAAGAAATGAGTAATTCGTTTACAAGAATGGAATCAGAACGTGATTTTCAAAAAGAAGCAATCAATGCTTTGGCTGAAGAAGTTCAGATCCCAAAATCAATCCTAAGGAAAACCGCAAGAGCTTTCCATAATCAAAATGTTTCTGATCTAATTGCAGAAGTATCTGATATTGAAGCGTTAATGGAATCTATCTAATGAAACAAGTCCAAGACATTCGTAACATCATTATGAACAAGTATCTCTGTGAAGATTATACTATTGATCGTACTGGTGCAAAAACTATCGAAGTCTTTGGTGAATCGTTTCTTGCCGATGAAGATTTCGTAATTCGTAAACCTGCATATAAGTATATTGAACGTGAACTAGATTGGTACATGTCTGAATCATTATATGTTGATGATATTCCTGGTGATACACCACAGATTTGGAAAGACATATCTTCTGACGAAGGTAAGATCAATTCTAATTATGGTTGGTGTATTTACTCTGAAGAGAATGGTCATCAGTATAAACATGTACTTCGAGAGTTGAGAAATAATCCAAACAGCCGACGTGCTTCAATGATTTATAATCGACCAAGTATGCATACTGATTTCAACCGTGACGGTATGAATGACTTTATGTGTACCTTTAGTAATACGTTTATGATTAGAGATGGTAAACTTATTTCCCATTATGTAATGAGATCTAACGACGCAGTCTTTGGTTATAATAATGATTATGCTTGGGCAAAGTTTGTTCAGAATCAACTTGCTTATGATCTTGAGATTGAAGCTGGTGATTTAATATGGACAGCAACTAACTTCCATGTTTACGAAAGACATTTTGAATTTGTAGAGGAATTAGTAAATGCAGGATAAGTGGGATAAACGCTTTATGAGAGTTGCTCGAGAGATTTCTTCTTGGAGTAAAGATCCATCAAAGCAAATAGGAGCGGTGGCAGTTAATGATGACCGTCGTATCCTAGCCACTGGGTATAACGGATTTCCAAAAGGAATTGAAGATATACCTGAAAGATATGAAGACAGATCAATTAAATATGATTTGGTTGTTCATGCTGAAATGAATTGCATATATAATGCTACCTTTAACGGTATTTCATTAAAAGGTTCAACTCTATATGTTTACGGATTACCAGTTTGCCATGATTGTGCAAAAGGAATTATCCAAGTTGGCATAAATAGAATTGTAATGGCAATGGAAGATATACCACAGAAGTGGTTAGATTCATTTGAGAAATCTCGAAGAATGTTTGATGAGTCAGGTGTTCTTGTTGACTTTATGAATGATACAGTCAACTAATCTATTGACATATGACTTAAACTTTGTTATAATAGAATTTATTATTTGAGGATATATTATGAAAGAAATTATTATTGATACTTGGTATGGAATCGCAGCAGTTGGCACAATAGCAGCTACTATGTTTATTCTTGTTGCATTTATGAAGATGGTTGATATGACGCCTGACGCGATTCGTCTTGCTATCGCAACTCCACTCTTTGTATATTTCTGTTGGGCCTTCGGTGGTTTAACAAGATCTATGATGAATAGGGACTAAGATGTCTCTACATAAAAGAATTGTACTCGACTTTGATGATACACTTGCGTTTACTTCTAATCGTGATTGGGAGAACGCAAAGCCTAATCTTGAGTTAATAGAAAAGTGCAATAAGTTATATGAATCTGGTTGGATCATTGATATCTTTACTGCTCGTGGTTCTATTTCTTGTAGGAGTAGAGAAGAAGCATCAGATAAGTATGGTCCACAAATTGAATCTTGGTTAAAGAAACATCATGTAAAATACCATGCTCTATCTTTTAATAAACCACTTGCAGCATACTATGTTGACGACAAAGGTATTACTCCTGAAGATTTTATAGAAACAGATATAAGAGAACTCGAAGGTGGTCTCTCAGGTTCTGATATCTATACTGATGGTGCCTTAGTACATAAGACAGCAAGAAATGCTCATGAAGCAGCAAAGTGGTTTGAAGAAACTGGTAATATTGTAAACACTCCAACAATTCATAGAGTTGTAGGTGATACACTTACAATGGATTACATTCCTAATGATCCAAACTACTTCAATGACAAACCTTATAAAGCATTGGCAATGATTCAAGAATCTCTTGATGCTTTTGATTCTATTAAACAAACTAAGTTTCTAACCTTTGACGATTACATCGCAAGAATTGTAAGTCATGTTCAATTGGCAAACCTTGAAGCATTTAATGAAGTGATTGAAAAGATGGCAAAGATCGAATTAGAATACGGTTATTGTCATGGAGATTTTGGTGTTAAGAACATGCTGTTTAATGAAGATAAATTGTTCTTAATTGATCCTATCCCTAATGTATTTGGTTGTCGTGAACTTGACATAGCAAAGTTTATCGCAAGTTTGATGATTAATCATTATTCTCGACATCAACAAGATCTTGCTATTAATACACTGTTAGCATATAACCATCATATAGACAAATATGAACTGCTTACTCTTGTTGCTGCTGAAGTAATACGAGTTTACAAATACCACGATGATAAAGATTTTATATTACAATGTGTTAACGATATATTGGATATGATTAATTATGCAGAATAATATATTCGTAGTAAGTAATAATATTGAGAGGATTGAAAGCTTACTTAAATATTGGAATGTGTATGGTGAAGATACATATACACGTTTGAATGTTATCTTAGATGATAGGAATAAGACATATAATACAGAAACAATATCAGATAAGATTGAAATACATTATGCTTCGGAAATGATTGAGAAGACAAAACATTTCTTTGATGAAGAATACTTGTTTAAGATTCTAAATGCATACGGAGTAGCAATTAAATGGTTGGTCTTTCCTTATGTACACGAAGTACTTAACATTGATAAAGCAATGATGATGGACGACGATGTATTATTACTTAAACCGCTTGATCATTATTTCTTTAATAAGTATGTGTTCTATAATGAATCTGCATTAGGTGTTATGGGTAAGTTTGTTGAATCCAGTTTGGCTCCAATCTATAAAGACTTAGTTGATATTTCAACAATGAGAAAAGAACCTTACTTTAGTATGAACTCAGGACAAGTAATACATACCAAGAATGATCGTTATATTGAGTTCTTTCAGAGAGCAGTTTGTAAAGATACATATATACTTATCATGGATGGTGTATATAAGTACAAGAATAAGAAAGGTTATGGTGGTTCAGTAATACCTAAGTACGGTTCAAAAAAGAATAACCGTAGTATGGGTGGAAAGTATTGGTGTATAGAACAAAACATTTATGCCATCTATTATAAATGGCTTTCCGAAAATGGTTATGAACCTGAAAGATTTAATGGTGATGTCCGAGTATGGACAACAGTAATGAGAGAAGTTAAAAAGTTAAAAAAGATTCCTGCGTATATTCATTACTTACCAATTGATAAATCACCACTATATAATATATACGCACCTAGAGTAGAGGAATTATTAAAAGAGGAGAATATATATGTTTCTTGATAGAACCAAATTATCAGAAGGCGCAAAGGTTGGCTTTACTTGTTCAACGTTTGATCTGTTTCATGCAGGTCATATTGTTATGTTACAAGAAGCAAAATCAATGTGCGATTATTTAATTGTTGGATTACTTACAGACCCAACCGTAGATCGTCCTGATGCAAAGAATCAGCCTATCCAAACACCTTTTGAAAGATACATACAGGTATCATCTTGTAAATATGTAGATGAAGTAATACCTTTTTCAACTGAACAAGAAATCATTGATATGATACTTACAATTAATCCTGACATTCGTATCGTAGGTGAAGAATACAAAGATATGGAACATACAGGAAAAGGTTTATGTCCAGTACATTATAATCGAAGAAGGCATTCCTTCAGTTCCACAGAGCTTCGAAAGCGTGTGGTGGATTCTAATAAATAAATTTACAGAACGGAATTATTTTATATTATGAAAAACATTGGCTTCGGAAAGATCGGTAAATCGGTCAAGTTCAAACGGAATCGTTTCTCTCCTATTGGTGGAGACAACGAACCATCTACAGTTTTAATTGCACTCGCAAATAACAACCCAGACAAAACATTTTACATTATCGGAAGATCTGATTTCAGTACTCTAACTGAGTCTGAAGAGTTGGAGTTGTTTCCATATAATAATGTAATTGATATTTGGAAAGGAGTTAAGAATGATGGTACTGATAATTTCTATCGTCATATCTTTAATTACTTTGGTCAGAAAGGATTTAAGTTAGACTATACAGTTCTAATGGTCGGTCAGGTTGGTACAGTTACAATTCCAGATAAAATTACTCAAGTGAAACATTTAAAAGAAGGTATCACTGATGGTAAACCTGCATCTGTGATTGATATGACAAAGAATTATACTTCACCAATTTCTATTTGGTTAAATGAAGAACAACCTCCTTATGTTGAAATTATAAATGATCCAAGATATGTAATGAATCAGTCAAGAGACATATTTCATTTACCAACAGTGTCTTTAGGTCAATACGATTATGAATACACTGTAAGTTCTATTAAAGATTATGAAGATCAAGTCAGATACGAAAGAAAGCAATCTGCAACATATGCAGGTATGGAAACTTGTTTCTGTATTAACTATCATCATTCAGAACAGTTTAATCTTAATCGTAAATTACCATTCATGGTTATATTGAATGAAGCAAACCCTTCAAGATATAACTTATTAAAAGAATGGGTACTTGATGATTTTGACGACGTTGAGATTTATGGTAAATGGACTCATGAGAAAACAGAAACAGACGCAAGATTCAAAGGCTCTATTCATCTTGATGATGTAATGGCAAAAATGAATAATGTTAAGTTTACTTTTATTATTCCAATCGCAAAAGGTTGGGTAACTTCAAAGTATATTGAAATGGTACATGCTGGTGTGATACCGTTCTTACATCCATCTTATGATGAACAAGGGCATTTGCCAATACCAGATTTTTTAAGACCTAAGACTCCTACTGAATTTAAAGAAAGGATGGATAGGTTATTAAATAATGAGGACGAGTATGAATCTGTAATTACAGGATTGCGTAAACTAATATGTAAGCCTGAATATTACGATGGTACATTTTTAAACAATAAAATTATGACAGCAATGGATAATGATTATGTTGCACCTGATGTAACACAATTTGAAAAGAAAGCAGCTGCAACACTTGAGGACTTTTTCGGATGAACAAAAAAGAAATAACATGGGCACCACTGATTCCACTTATTGGTGGACAAATGCTAGGAGCAGAAAAAGCTTTTGGTAAACCACCTGAAGCAATCTATTCTTATGGTGGATTTGAAGATAACGATAGTCAATATGTAAACTATCAACAAAATACAATGGGACGCGATATTCCTTATATTAAACTTGACGAAGCAGAGCCTGGTCAAATTAAACAAGTTGATGTAGTTTCTGGTACTCCGCCTTGTGCTGCTCTATCTCAATTAAATACAGGAACAACAACAGAGAGTAAAGGTGCAGGTTGTGCTAAGAACGAATTTATGTATATGGTCTTTCAAGATGGTATTGATAAACTTGGTGCAAAGGTAGTCATCGTTGAAAATGCTCCTGCATTGTTTACAAACAAAGGACGTCCAGTAGCGAATAGACTGTATGAAATATGTGCTGAGAGGGGTTATTCTTTATCCCTGTATAAAACATCAACGAGATTCCATGGAGTTCCACAAGGACGCGACAGGACCTTTGCGATTGGTTGGAAGTCAGACTCCGCTCCTGTAATGAATTGGTATAATAAAGACCGAAAGGATTTTACCGAATACTTACAAGAGATTCCTGAAGATGCTTTACATCAAGATTTAGTTATTAATAAGAACGTTCCTGATGAACCTTATTACAATTTTATTAAGACCAAAACGAACCGTGATGTTCGAGAGATTATGATTGAAGAGAATGTTAAGACAACTCTGAATTATGTTTGTAAGAAAGGTTGGATGAAAGAAGCTAACGAATGGTTCCATAAGACAGGCAACGAAAAAGGTATTAAATATTCCGACCACGCAATAATGAAGTTTGCTGATGGCAAAGGTGTATGGGATGGTTCAGTACATGTCTTTGGTGAATATATGAATGCTGTAATTGGTCGTAATATGGTTGACACAATGCATCCAACAGAAGAACGATCATTAACAATTCGTGAAGCATTACATATGATGGGATTCCCACCTAATTTTGAATTGCTAGGTGGTTTAAAGAAGATGAACCATATTGCACAGAATGTTCCTGTACCAACATCAAGAGATCTACATACAGAGATTGCCAAATTCCTTACAGGTAAATTAGAATTATCAGATACCACTTATTTAAGACAGAACAACCACAAGCAATTATTAGAGCTTGATCCTAACGGTGTTGATACAACTCCAAATTTAGAAGAATTCTTTGGATAAAACTATTGACATCCGTAGCAATGTTTGTTATAATAACAAATTAAATTAAAGGTATTACTATGAGAAACGATTTAATCATCGACTTTGAAACAATGGGACAAGATGTCCACAACTGTGCTGTGATTGATATGTCAGTCATGGTATTTCAGTGGGATAAGTTTACATCAGACGATCCATACAATTTGGGTGATATATTTAAAACAAAGAAATTTAAATTAAATGTAGCTCAACAAGTAAAGGACTTTGATTGGGTAGTTGATAAAGGTACATTAGACTTTTGGTCAAAACAAGATTCTGAAGTAAGAAAGAATATTGCTCCAAAAAGTTCAGATCTTTCTGTTGAAGAGTTCGTAAGACAATTTACAGATTTTTTAATTGACGGTCCAAAGATTAATTTTTGGTGGTCAAGATCTAATTCATTTGATCCTGTTATACTTGAAAGACTATTTAAGTCTCAAGGTAAAGTAGGACATCTACAATCACACTTAAAACATTGGACTGTTAGAGATACAAGAACTTTTATTGATGCAAAGTTTGACTTTGGTATTAAGAAGAATGGATTTCCTCCATGTGCAAACGAAGATAAGTGGGATTCAGTATTTAAAGCACACGATTCGGCATGGGACATATTGGCTGATGTTATGCGTCTACAATCAATCACAAGAGCCGAAAACGATATGGAGCAAATCACAGTATGAAGCTTGAAGTAAAAACAGAAGAATTACAAAAACAAAGACTATTCGTTGGTACACCTATGTATGGTGGTCAATGTACTGGACTATATACTAAGTCAACCAATGATTTAAGTATGTTATGTTCATCTCACAAAATACCAATGAAGTATTACTTTCTATTTAATGAGAGTTTAATACAAAGAGCAAGAAACTATATCGTAGATGAATTCTTAAGATCTGACTGTACACATTTATTGTTTATTGACGCAGACATTGGATTTGATCCAAGAGATGCTTTGGCGTTACTTGCATTACAGATTTCAGATCCTGAAAAATACGATGTCGTATGTGGTCCATATCCTAAGAAAACAATTGCTTGGGAAAAGGTATCAGCTGCTGCTCAATCCGGAGTAGGCAAAGAGAATCCTTTTGACCTAGAAAAATTTACATCAGATTTTGTTTTTAATCCTGTTGGAGATATAAAACAATTTAAACTCGCAGAACCTGTTCAAGTTGCCGAAGGTGGTACTGGGTTTATGTTAATTACAAGAGAAGCATTAGAAAAATATCGAGATGCCTATCCTGAACTTGCATATAAACCTGACCATGTTAGAACCGAACAATTTGACGGTACTCGAGATATACATGCTTTCTTTGATTGTGTCATTGACCCAGAGTCAAGAAGGTACTTGTCTGAAGATTACTTCTTCTGTAAGATGGCTCGTAAAGCCGACCTTTCAGTATGGATGTGTCCTTGGATGAAACTTAATCATGTTGGTTCTTATATCTTTAAGGGTGACATGGGATCTCTCGGTCAATTAGGTGTAACTGCAACCGCAGATAATAGCTCCAACAAAAAAGCTTATAATCCTATTGACAAATCTAAATAACTGTTGTATAATAGACAACAATAAACTAATGGAGAAACTTATATAATGAAATTTTCTAACGAAACCTTGACGGTCCTAAAAAGCTTTACCGCTATCAACAAGTCGATCTTGTTATCAGCAGGTTCAGTTGTTAAGACCATAACTCCAGAGAAGACGCTGATTGCGATCGCAAATATAGACCAGGAGATTCCTTCTGATGCCTGTGTTTACGATTTATCAAGATTCTTGTCTATTTTATCTCTGTATAACGATCCGGATGTAGAGTTTTTTGATAAATACTTTATTATATCGGAAGGCAAACGTAGAACCAAATACGTCTTTGCTGATCTGTCAATGATACATACTCCACCAGAAAAGGATATTACTATTCCTTCTGCTGATGTAGAAGTATCGGTGACGGCAGATACACTGTCTTCAGTATTGAAGGCGGCTGGTGTATTACAATTTTCAGAGATTGCATTTGTTGGCGAAAGTGGCAAATGTTATCTGAAAGCAATCGACAGTGCCAACGACAACGCAGATGACTTTGGCGTTGAAATTGGGGAAACTGCCGATGAGTTCAAGATTATTATTAAAACTGATAACTTGAAACTAATGCCAATAGACTATGATGTTACTCTTTGTTCAAAAGGTATCTCAGAGTTTAAAGGTGAAGGGGTCACGTATTACGTGGCTATAGATTCAAAGTCGACTTATAATAAAAGGTGATTAATATGAATGACGTATCACATCTTGGCCAACAAGGTCAGGAACAACAAGAAGTGGTTATCAATCTTAGTGATCTGTCAACGCTACTGCAAATTATTGATGTAGTTTCTCAGCGTGGTGGATTCCAAGGACAAGAGATGGCTGGTGTAGGGATGTTAAGAAATAAACTCGAAACATTCTTAAGACAGAAATCTCCACAGCCTGATACAAGTAAAGGCGAAGAGGAAATTGCTGTTGACACAACAAATCCTGAAGCTCCTTTAGCTGATAAAGTTGTTGGTTAAACAATAACTCATTTCTCGAGAAGTGAGGGTGGTCAAACACCCTCGCGTTTTCTCAAATTTTTATTATTTTATATTATGTTTATGGTGAATTATGATTGATGCAAAATCAAACGAAGTCTTATGGGTTGAAAAATATCGTCCGCAGATTGTTGAAGATACAATTCTACCTGACAAGACAAAAGAACAATTCCGTAAGTTCGTATCAGACGGCAGTGTTCCAAATCTATTATTAACAGGTGGTCCAGGTGTAGGTAAAACTACAATTGCCAAAGCCATGCTTGAAGAACTCGGTTGCGATTATATCGTAAAGAATGGTTCTCTTAATGTTAATATTGATACCCTCCGATACGATATCTCAACATTTGCTTCCGCAGTATCTCTAACAGGTACAGGTCGTAAGTATGTAATCTTTGATGAAGCAGATTATTTGAATGCAGCTAATGTCCAACCGGCATTACGTAACTTTATTGAAGAGTATAGTTCAAACTGTGGTTTCATCTTTACTTGTAATTTCAAGAATCGTATTATCAGTCCATTACGTTCAAGGTTATCAGAAGTAGACTTTACTATTGATACAAACGATCGTCCGCAAATGGCAATGGAGTTCTTCAAAAGAGTTAAGGCAATACTTGACCAAGAAGAAGTTGAATACGATCCTAAAGTTGTTGCCAAAGTAATTGAGAAACACTTTCCTGATTTCCGTAGAGTATTAACTGAATTACAATCGTATGCTGCTTCAGGTAAAATTGATGAAGGTATCTTTGTTAATTTAAAACAAGAATCAGTTGATGATCTTTTCAGATTACTCAAAGCAAAACAATTTACCGATATGCGTAAATGGGTTGCCAAGAATTCAGACCAAGATATGAACGAAATGTTTCGACGTATCTACGATATGTGTTCACAAAAGGTCATTTTACAATCACAAGCTGGTTTCATAGTTACATTAGCCGATTATATGTACAAGTCAGGCCTAGTTGCTGACCAAGAAATCAATATGGTTGCGTTCTTAACAGAAGTAATGATTGAATGTGAGTACTCATAATGCTTGGAAGACTTGAATGTTTTAACTGTGGTACCAAGACATCCAAAAAGAAATCGTTTACGGTTGAGATGAATACCGAAGAAGGCAAGAAATCACTTATTCTCTGTGAAGACTGTGGTAAAAGTTTTGATGTTATGGTAAAGGAATACGAGGAGCTTTTTGATGAAAGACCTAACTCCGTTTGATTTTATGAACGCTGCGTCCTTCTCAAAGGAGGATCTGATTCGCAATAGCGATATACCTGAACATACTGAAAAGATGTATACGCCTTATGTAGTGAACCGTGGCTTCACAAATTTTGAGGACACCATCTTACATGCAAACGAAATGAATATGCGTCATCATTTATTTGATGCTGCTCAGTTTGATTATTATCGTGCTGTACTTCGTAAACGCAAAAGATTCTCAAAATGGCCAAAGGCTGATAAGAACACTGATCTTGATGTAATCCAAGAAATATATCAATGTAACCGAACTGTTGCTAAACAATATCTTAAGGTATTAAATAAGGAACAAGTTAAATCTCTCCATGATAAAGTTAATGAAGGTGGCTAAAATATGATTATTATAAATAATCTGATACGGTACTTAACCGTTGCCACTAAACATAATAATTAACAAGGTGAATATAAATCATGGACACGGATATTTTCAAAGGAGTAGGTGTCGAAGTTGAATTACCCACGCAGGATTCCTTCCTCAAGGTTAAAGAAACATTGACTCGAATAGGCATTTCAAGCCGCAAAGAAAAAAAGTTATATCAATCATGTCACATCCTACATAAGAAAGGTAGGTACTCAATACTACACTTTAAAGAATTGTTTATTTTAGACGGAAAGCATAATACGTTAACAGAAGAAGATATCTCACGTCGTAATACGATTGTGAATTTATTAGAAGAATGGGAACTTGTTAAAATAGTGGATCCTTCAAAGACTAAAGATCCAGTTGCTTCTCTGAACCAAATAAAAATAATTTCATTTAAAGAAAAGAATGATTGGGAGCTGACGGTCAAGTATAATATCGGCAAAAAATAGTTGACATTATACTAAATCTGTTGTATAATAAAAATATAGAATTAGGCCGGTATAGCTCAGTTGGTAGAGCAACTGATTTGTAATCAGTAGGTCCCGAGTTCGACTCTTGGTGCCGGCACCATTATTTCAAGGAAGATGATCGGCGTATCAAGTGGTACGCTTCTTCAATTAGTGGGTAGGAAACCACCCCCGGAAGTACCTTGTAATAAGGAGAGAAGGCTATGAAGTATATACTATTCGTATTGACCTTTTTTGTAATGGGCTGTAGTTCAGTCGGCAATGTTGTCGATGGAACAACTGGTATTATCAGCGGTGTAATCAAAGACGTATCTGATGTAACAACATATACTCTTGATGCAGCTAGCGGTGCAGTTAAAGCAGCAACTGAGACAGAAGAAAAGGAGTAACTTTTCAGACAAGGATGTCTTTTCTTCGTTATAAATAAATTTGTAGAACGCCGTAAGGGTTTTACATTAACCGATGGGTAATAACCATCATAGTAATAATTAATCTTGCTTAATAGGAGATAAAAATGACTGGATTAAATATAAACCAACTTCACCCTTTTGCCGTAGGCTTTGATAGAGTTTTCGACAGATTGGTGGAATTCCCACAAGTACATCAATCACAAGGCTTCCCGCCTTATAATATCAGAACTGATAAAAACGAAAAGTTCTTTATTGATCTTGCGTTAGCAGGTCTTGATATTAACGATGTAGAAATAGAAGTAAAAGAAGACGTATTGACTGTTCGTTCCACATGGGATGAAGCAGGAGATTACTTCAACGGCGGTGGAGACTATGTTCACCGTGGCATTTCCTTCAAAAAGTTCACAAGAAGTTTTACTCTTGCAGACGATATTGAAGTAATTGATGCTAGCTTCGTAAATGGTCTTTTAACTGTTTCATTGGAACGAATAATTCCTGAAGAGAAAAAGGCTCGTAAAATTAAGATTAACACTAAGAAAGAATTCTTAAAAGGTTAATCAATATTAATCTGGGAGGTCGCAATGGCCTCCCTCTATTGATAGGAAACTAAATTATGAAAACTATCCCTAACGTAACTTTTAAAGTAAGAAGCAGAAACGTAGAGAGCGGTGAGTTCGATTGGACCTACCCGACTACAGACGATTATTTTAAAGGTAAAAGAGTAGTTGTATTTTCACTACCTGGCGCATTTACACCAACTTGTTCCAATAATCAGGTACCAGGATTTGATGTCCTATATGACCAAATTACTGAAGCAGGTGTTGATGAAGTATATTGTGTAAGCTGTAATGATACATTTGTAATGAATGCATGGGCTGAAGATTTGAGAATTAAAAATGTTAAATTGATTCCTGATGGTTCTTGCGAATTTACAGCAGGAATGGATATGTTAGTCGCAAAGGATAACTTAGGTTTCGGTAAAAGATCTTGGAGATATGCTATGGTCGTAGACGATGGTACTGTTGAAAGGATGTTTAGTGAACCTGGGTTTGAAGATGATTGTACTACAGATCCATACGGTGAAACAACTCCTGAGAAAGTACTTGCTTACCTCAAAGGAGAATAAATATTAAAAACAATCTCCGTAGGTGACATCCTGCCGAGCCGTTTTTTGGGACCCGCTGCAGGGTCCTTTTTTATGCCATCGCGCCACCGGATGGTAATGAACCGCCAAATCTTGAACCGCCACCACCACCATCAGCACGAATAGCAGTATTCTTTGTAGATGCAACTCTGTTATCAGATTGGTTCTGAACAACAGTATCTCCACCTTTATTATAATAGTTATTTGTTATATTAAGAGCAAATCCACCAGCAGCAATATTTTGTTTTCTTTCTCTTTCTTCTGTACTGGGTTTTATATCGACCTCTTCTTTCGGAGTATCTTTTATTTCCGTAGTCTTCTCATTAACTGTTGTTGTGTTATCTTCAACAGCTTGTACATTTTCTTGTATTGCCTGCTCTTCTCCTTTCCTTGCTTTCAATATATTTCTTGAAGTAATTAATTGTTGTTCTCTTAATAATCTTTCTTCTTTTAAATCTGCAAGTTGCTTTTCAGCTTCTGATTTTTTAATTAATGTACCATCAGGCATAGTTACATAATCGGAAAATACTCTAGAACTTCCTTTTCGTTGTCGTGTAACTTCACCGCCAAGAGCAGCTTCTAAATTTTTAAGATCTACATCTTGTCCTGCTATTGTGCCAACTAAACCATCTATCATTTTTTGAATAAGAGCATCGTTAGCGTTTACTAAATCTTCTTTTTGTTTATCTGATAATTGAAACTGTCTGTTACGACCAGTTTTATCAGCCATGTTAAATTTTTCTTTCTTTAATAATGCTTCTAATTCATTAGGAATGTTATCAATATCATTTCTATAATCATCAACCGCTTCATACGCAACCGTACCAAGACCAGTAACAGCTCCAAAAATTAATCCACCTATCAAGCCTGGAATTGCTCCTACGCCACCAACAGCGGCACCACCTGCAGCACCAATGCCTCCACTAACTAAAGTTCCTGTTAATACATCACCAAAAGTTGTTCTATCTCTTTCTAAGGTGGTTTTATAACTGTCTATTTTTCCCTTTATAACTTCTTGTTCTTTTACTTCGTTTTCTCTTCTAATTCTTTTAATTTCTTCGTCAACATTTACAGGTTCGTCATCATCATCCATTACTGCATATGTTATACCGCCAACAGTAAGAAGTACAATACCAGCAAGTCCACCTTTACCCTTTGTTGTTTTTAATAATCTTCCAAGTCTATCTTTGAGTCCCTTTCCTTTTCCTTTTCCAGTACCGCCTGCTACAACATCTGTACCACCACCCACTCCAAGTGTTTTTGCAGCAGCCATCATTGCTAAATACATTTGCATCCATTTAACACCGGCAAAAGCTGTAAGAGCAACACCAAGGGACGCCCATGGATGATTTTTAACAAATTTCATAAACGCACTATTATTGATTGTATCATAAAACTTGGCCATCTCAGAATCACCAAATATCACATCAAGAAGACCTTTTATTGCTCCTGCTAATACTGGTATTATAACTGCCCACTTTCCGATCTGAAGTAATGAACCCCACGGATCTTTTTTAACCGCTAAGAATCCTTTCTTTAAATCACCAAAGCCATTCATAAGAGTAGCCCTTAACGACTTTTCAGCCATTGATTGTTCTCTTGTCTCCTCTTTCTTTTTAATTGCTTCTTCTTTGACTTCCTTTCTTCTCTGGAGTTCGGCTTTCTTTTGTTCGTCGGTTAAACCTTCTA